CAAATTTGCATTTGCATTTGTAAAGCTTGAGTTAGTGCCGCGTGGCGTTCTCCCTCTTGCCCAGTACCTACACCTACATTAACAGTCATATCCATGCCTGTATTCCATACTCTAGGGTCAATAGGTTGAAATTGTCCGTTTAAACGCATCATAGTCTCTTCACAGCTATTTTCTACTAAAAGCTCTAGCATTAACTTAAATAAACGTTTCATGCCGCCCTCGGCAATATTTCGAGCCATTACTTCAATCTGTGCTGAACCTTGTTGAGCCTGTAATCTTGCGGCTGTAGCTGAAGTATTCTGTAGAGCGTCAGGGTCTAATCCCATAGAAGCTTTTGTTACTCCAGTTTTGCCTTCAATAGCCATGTCTAAGTATTGCATTGCTGTTAAAACTTGACCAGCTACAAATGGTGTTGCAATATCTACTAAAGCGGCTGGAGATTTCATTCTCACTAATCCGCCTATCTCATTGTTCATTAAATCGTCTACATTAACCTGTCCTTGTACATAACCCTGTCTAGGAGAGTTTGTTAACGCTACGTTGTCCATCATTCCTCTAAGCATCGCTGTAGAAGAGTCTTGGTCATTCATAATTAAGTCTGCAACACTTCTACCAAAGAATGTGTGTGGTTCAGGGTCTATTTCAAATATTGCAAATGGCACTTCACCGTAAGGTTCACACTCTAATACTTCGTTTTCACCACCAGCCATTAAAATTCTGTACATCATAGCAATGCCTGTACCTTCTTTATCAATCTTCATGTACGCTTCAGTAACTTGTACTTGTTTCATTGAAACATCTGAAATGTTCTCTTCGTCTTCTTGTTCGTAACCCATGCGTTCAAATTGTTCTGTGTCTGTGTATGTACTGTCAGAGCTTAATCCGGATAATTCAGATACTTGCTCAAAGTCATACCCCATTGACACTAAATCACTTACACGCATCTCAGTCTTGTGCGCTACTATATAAGCATCTGTTACACTCTTTGCGTTTCTATCTACAAGAAACTCTTCAGGTGGCACGCCTTCAATTTTTAGCTCACCTTGTTTTTTTGAATAACTTACTTTTAAAGAATGCTTTTCTTGTTCAATTTGCATGCCTGTTTCGTCAGTCATCATTCCCATTTCAGTAGAATGCTCAATAACTTCTACATTATCTTCATTAACAATTGCTGATAATTCTTCTTCTGTTACATTAGTATATGAGCGTATTTCTGCGTCAGTTGTGTCTTCCCACCAAATCTTTAAAACACCTGTTTTCTTGACTAAGGCATCATGTATTGCATCATTTAAAAGTTTATAGCCATCTAGTTGTTGAAACTTCCAATGAGCGTATTTAGTTGCTTGTTCTGCATTACTAACATCTTCTTGGTTAGTTGGAACAAACTCTACAGGGTTCTCTGAAGACAAAAACACACGCATTAGACTTGGCTTGATTGCTCTTATTGTGTCTCTTACTTTTGTAGCAACAATCTTAGAGCGACCATCTTCTTGACCTATGTCAACTTCACCCTCAAAATAACGCTGAGATTTAATACGGTCTTGAGATATTTCGCTTTCAATAAAAGAAGTTGCACCACTTAACGCGTCTGATACTATGTCTTGAACTTCATCATCTGTCATTTTTTTAAGCTTCATTGTGCTAATGCCTCTGTCTGATTAATTATGTAGGTAGGTTCTTTATTATAAGTGTCTCGAATCTCTCTACCCTTTGTTGCCGCACCAGTTATAAATTGTAAATTGATTCCTGAATACATAAAATTAGCTAAGTATTCAATATCTGCCATTGTTTGGTCACCTTTTTGAATTGCTTTATAAACTGCCTTCATTTGTGCTATTGCATTTGTTCCTCTTTGACCCATCATTGCGTTAGCTAGGTCTTTCATTATAATTTTTTTCATTTTTGCTGTTATAGCATCAGTTTCATTTATTCTTTGAATAATTTTTCTTGTAGCTTCTATTCCTCTACCTTCAGCTAGTGTTTGTCTAATTGACGCGGCTTCATTGCTAACATCTTCTATATTTCGCCCTACATTTGCACGTATCGCTGTTTTACTGTTTTCTGCTACAGATATTCTAAGCTTAATTGCTACTTCCGCTTTATCCAAATCCTTAACCATTTTTTTATAGGCATTAGGAGACAATACCTGTTGTAAAATATTTCTATTGTCTCGTGATGATAAAACTCTAAATATTTCATCTAATTCTTTAGAGTCCGGCATTCTTGATGGCGTAGGTTTCATCCTTCCAATGACTCTTTCTAGATGGGCGCGAATACCCATTCTTGCCATTTCTTTTTCTGCGTCTCCAGCATCTCTTAATAATCTAGTAACCATTTGAGGTGAGTATGCCTCATCTAACATTTTATAACCTTGCTCTAAAGCGTTTTCACGTGTTATTTTATCTTGTCCTAATTTAACTGCTTTAGCATAATCAGGATTAGCATTTTTTAAAGCGTTAGATAAAGTGTATCGCAAGTCTAAAGCGTCTTTTGCTTCTCTACTTAAAGTGGGTAATAACTGTCCGGCGGCTGGAACACCCGGTGAATTATAAGCAATATCACTTAGCTCTCTTTTAATGTAATCTAGTTGTTTCATTGAAGGTACATCTACTAGCGTTAAAATCTCATCGCCATTGGCTTTAACGCTACGATTAAAAGCTAATTCAGTTGCATCACCACCACTTTTTTTAATTGATTTATTAATATTTGTTAATATTTGTGTAAGAACGTCTTCATCAATATCATTTAACGCTTGCTGTACTGCTTTACCTTCATCAGTTAAATAATCAATTTTGTTAGCGTATGCCTTGTTATATGCTTTGCTTCTAGCTGGAGCAGAAGCTTTAGCCGCATTTTCTGCTAATTCTTGTGGGTCTTGTTTTATATTTTGATTAGGTTTATCCATATATGGCAAGTCAGCTATATTCTTATCCATCGAATTATCTATCATTCTAAAGCTTTCACCCATTCTAGCTTGTAATGCTTTACTAACTTGTGCTGAAGTTCCACCACCTGACGCCGCAACTGCATCTAAAAGTACTTGCGTAGCTACATCTGAATCCGCTACCATTGAACCAGTTTTGGTGCTAGTGCCACCTAAATTTAGGTTTTTGACTACATCTTCTAATGTAGCGCCTGAGTCTTTAATTGATTCTTTTATGATTTGAGCGGCTTCTTTACTTATAACAAACAATGATGCTATGGCTTCGGTGCTTTTATCTTTTAAACCATTAGCTATTCTGCTAAATGCCCATGATAATGGCATAATTGCTAGGTTAGCGCCAGCTCCTAAACCCGCGCCCATAATTCCTTGGTTCATTGCTTCCTCAACTCTCCCACCATCTTCACCAGCGCCATAGCCATACAAAGTACCTTCAGCACCGCCTATTGCCGCGCCAGTACCAGTTAATGCAAGAGCTTTCCAAGTTCTTGATAAACCATTAATCCATTTGTATAATTTTTGTGCCGCTTTAGTCGAACCACCTAAGTAACCAGTAACTAAACCACCAGCAACATTAGCGGCAATAGAACTTTTAGGATACGCAAGGTCAAAATTTGCATCTAATGCTTTTGATTTAGCCGCAATTTCATCGCCAGTCATTAATAAGTTGTTGTTGCTAGACATATCACCATCTTCAAATGTATTTTGAGTATATGGCATTGACCTATTAGCTTGTTGATATAACCAGTTTACACCATCATTCACAGCGCCTAATCCTTCGTCTCGGTAACTTCCTACACCAAGACTCCCTTCTACAACGTTTCCAGATAATCCAGTTAAATAATTTTGTACACCGCCTTCTCCTTGAAAATTTAGTTTTGCTTGCACTCTTGCGTAGACTTCTGCCGGATGTTCTGTGTCTTGTCCTTGTGATAATGCCATTGCCGCCGCTACAACTTCTTCATTATTTGAAACAATACGGTTTATTTGGTCAACATACTCAGTAACTCCATTTGCGTTTTGTACGACCAGTTGACCCGGCTCAAGTGTGGCTAAAACTTGTTGTTGAGGTCTTGTTTGCTGAGTTATATTTTCTGCGGCTGTAGGCTCGCGTATAACACCATTATTAGCTAATGGTTGCTCCATTGTTACATCAACATTACCTAAACCTTCATCAATAACCATTGCTTCATTGATTACGCTTTGTGGTGTTACAGCATCCTCTACGTTTCCTTCCGGGTAAAGCTCTCTTATAAGATTTGCAAGCTCCATTGCATCGTCTACATTGCCAGCTCGGTCTGCTGAGTTTAAAGCTTGTAAAAGTTGTGCATATGTTGGAGTTGCCATATTATTGATTACTCTGTTGGGTAGGATATTTTAGTAATAACTCATTTGCTCTATCTATAGATATTGTATTTTCTAATAAAGGTGGTGCATAAGGTGTTAAAGCTGTGACTGGAACTGCTTTTAATGTTTTTTTCGAATACAATTGGTAATTATCATAATAACCGTTTCCAAGTTTTTCATTGTAGTCATCAAGAACTTGTCTTGAATATTTACGTCTGTAGTAAGTCATTTCTTCTAAAGCGGCTTTAGTCATTTTCTGTTCACCAGTCATAACTCTAATTAAGAAATCTCTTTCTGCCGGAGTATCAATACCACGTGCGCCAATACCTAATATTGCAATCATTCCAAATACATCACTTCCTAATAGTGCTTCTAAAACTTGCGTGTCTGTTGCTGATGCATACGCTTCTTTACTATTAGTAAATTTAGCTAACAATTCATCTGCTCTTTGTTTTAAACCTTGTAATGCACCTAAGTTTGGGTCTCCGTTTTGTATTACATCAAGTATTCTATCTAATTTAACAATTGCTTTCTTAGCGGCTTGCATAGCTTTTATATCTGCTATATCTTCTTCTGCTGTTAAGGTTTGTATTTTGTCGCGATATTTGTCTTGGTTATCACCTGGGTCAGCTAAATCAACGTTAACGTCTACACCTTGTCCGCCGCCATAATTT